TCAACGACGGCAGCGAGGGTCAGGGTAGCAATCTCTGCATTGGCCAAATCCATGGCGGGCGTACTAACTCCCGTCATCAACATCTCGTCAACGTAGAGCCACCCAGTGGCCCCAGTAGCCCGCCCGATGCTGAGGCAGGTCGTTAAACCGCTCCTGCCCAGGTCCATGTCTTTCAGGGTCAACTCGCTCAATCTTACTCCGCTGGCGAGGTTAATCTGGAGGGTCTGGCTGGCCCGCTGGGTTGCCATCCCTATATCCTCATCAGGGAGGTCAGCGCCTATTTCGCCGCCAGGGGTGCCCAACGAATAGGCCGCTCCAGCGGCGGGCCACTCCTTGGCCTGGGTAACGCCCGCAATGCTGAAATACATAGCGCCGCCCATCAGTAAACCGCTCACAACAAACACCCCAAGAACCACCCTGGCGAGGCTCCCTGGGACTCGGAATCCCTGTAGGGTTGGCAATTTCATCTTGACGCCAGGGGACTTAAATCTGACGCCTGGAGGAGTGGGCATTCTGAATTCCCGCTCACGGACTACTACTTTGATGTTACGAAAACGACCCAGAATTCTCTTAATCATTCTTTCTTCCCGTCACCTTCAAATATCTTGCCTAAACCAGCACTAACAGGGATTGTCAGGACTGCCAGGGCTGTCAGCAACCCCTCTATATTGTCCAGGGTATTTGCGTTGCTACTGGCAGACCAGATTATCCTCGCAGCCAGAGCCAACCAGACCATCACAACAGGGGTGAAAATTACTAATTGAATTAACTCCTTGCCGCTGAGAGTGGTCGATTGGGTTTTAACCTTCGGCCTTTTATCCTCAGCCCCATCATCTTCAGGCATTATTCGGGCTCCACTATCCCCAACAAGTGCCCCAGGTTGACCCACTCGGCCTTGGAGCAACCGCTGCGGAATGCCCCTGCAACGGTATGATATGTTGACGTACTGATTTTCTGTTTACCGAACCGCCGATAGACGTCCAGCCCAAAGGAGATTATCTGCCATATTTTCATCGTTTTACTCCCGCTCTAAAACCTTAAGCCCTAATGCCAAAATGCCCGCAGCCCCACTCGTCACGACCTCTATATGGCCCATCTTGAGGCCATAAATGGATATAGCCCCCAGGGCGATAATGGCGAGGAATATCTGCGGCCGAAGTGTGGAAACCATTATAACCTCATTTCATCGGAACCAGATGGTTCGCAGTTTCATAGACCCAGGTATACTTGCAGTTGCGGCCCGCCGTACTGGCCGTGTAGGTATCATCCAGCCGAATGACCCATAGGTTGGCTCTAGACCGCACCAGAACGCCAGAGAGGCCCTGGAACATTCCTCTATGGTATCCGTAGTCGATGGCTATTTTATCGCCCGCTAACATCAATTCCAATACCTCGCTCCCTGGGTGTCGAGGGCGCTGGGTATTAGCAGGGCATCGCTCACCAGGGCGTCCAACCATGCCTTGCCCTGAACATAGGTCTGAGTGGCAGATTGAGCCCGCATACAGGAGAGAATAAAGGCGCCGATAGAAAGCCCGCCGCTGCCATCATGGACACTGATTACCCTGCTACCATAGGCCCGCAGTAAGACATCCACAATCCCCTTGATAAACCACTCAGGAGAATTCCCATCCGTCCCGATATTGAAAGCCGCCTGACCGACTGCGGACCCCGTATGTCCGAACCCCCTGGAGCCGTGGCAGACGATAGATAAAACAACGCTCCTCGCCTGGAGGGTGCTACTGCTACCGAAATCCGCGACGTTGCCTATAAATAGATTGGACTCAACCTGGACTAATGCCATTTCCCCTCCTCATATTAGGTCGCTCTCAATCTGGATTCGGCGGCTCAGGAGCGTCGCCAGGTCGCCAGAGGGTCTATCTGGTACAACGACCAGCGTATCAGTGATAGCGTTGTAGGTTGTTTCCAGCACATAAAATGTTCGCAGGGCATCCAGCGTCGTGGTTGAGATGGTGCCTGGGACGAAATCATCAACCCGCAAAACGTCCCCAGCCCTCAGCCAGTATTTACTCATCTCTACCCTGGCCCCGTTAATGGCGACCAGGTGCCGAGCAGCCCTGGCGCTCCAGACCTGGCCTCGGATTTCGAAGGACTCGGACTGCCTGGGGAATGCCCGTGTCGCCAGAACCGTGTCCCGCATATCATTCTCAATCGTGGAGGAGACGCCAGCGGGGACGGTAATTTTAAGCTCCCGCCTGGGGTAGAGAGCGAGGCTGTCAGTGTTGGTTGAAACCGTCCCCTCGGTGCCCGCCTTCACGGGGAGGATTGCGTTTCGGAGGTGGGTGGCGTCTTGCTCCAGCCGATAGGTCATCTCAGAGCGGCGGGTAAACCAGTCCACCGTAGCAACGGCCCTTTCGTGCCAGTGAAATATTCTATCCTCCCAGACGGCGGCATACCACGGGATTTCGCCCGTATCGGCCGTAGGGGCCAGGGTCTTAATTATATGGTTCTGCGGATAGTCCCGTGTATGAAGCTCGGTAATGCCTACTAGGTCATTTGTATTAGCATCTATTTCAGCCGTGCTGGAGCTTATATCTGGGGCTTCCGTCGGCACCATGTCCCTGATGACATCATCGGAGCCCCCATGGGTGGACGCCCAGTTTGTGGAAGTCCCGTCCTCATCGTCATAATACTGGTCTCTGAGGGATGACCAGTAACCGAACGCCTTGACATGGAGCCCCTGGAATCCAGCATTGCTGACAACGGCGCAGCGCATGACCCGTCCCTCCCATACGACAAGCGGCCCCTCCAGCACCTGCAACAGATAGAAATGATAGCCAGGGAGATGCTCACGGTTGAGGGAGAGCCACGCCTCCTCAAGGCTCATCGGGATTACCAGGTCACAGTCCCTGAATCCACCGTGGAGCGCCGTGGAAAATGTCAGCCGTTGATACGGTGCCGTCCACTCAGCTATGAGGTTCGTCTTGCTCGTACTATCCCAGAGGTTAACAGTAAGTGGCGAATGAGGGAATACCATCAAATCACCTGGAGATACCTGGGCACAATCCGAACCCCTACAGTCCACCCGTCAGCTATGTCAGCGGAGCCGTTGTCCGATATGGCATAAATCCGAGTCCCGCATGGATGAGCCCCTGGCGGGTTGCTCTGTTGGCAGGGTGGGTAGCTCTGGATAACGTCCGAGGTATTGAGTAACGCCAACGCCCTCTGGTCGCTCTCGGAGTCCATCAACACTACGTCGCGGCTGCTTGCCTTGGAGCCGATAATACCGAACCCTACATCCACGGGGAGGAGCATCATATAATCGACCTGGGTGTTCCCTTGAGTGCAATCGGAATTGTGCATTGCCAGCCGTATGGTGAACGGAGCCTGGGTCTGGTTGTCGGGCGTTGATTTGGCTGGTATCTGGAGGGAGCCCAATTCATAGATGCCAATCCCTCCCATGTCTACGTACTGGCTACAGGTTGAGGGTGTCTGGGTTACTCCGCCCTCCGAATAACCGACGCCCATGTGGATGTCGCTGCACGATACCGCCCCGCACTGGCCCCTGACGAGAACCCTGAAAGCTCCATTTGGCGGGGTGGCTAGTTCCTCGGTGACAACCAGGGGACTGGCCGCAGTGGTAGAGGCCGCAACGTTGGTGTTGCCTGTGCCTGCGTGGGAATTAGTACAGCCGCCCGCACAGGCCAGACCCGTGAAGCATTCGGCCTCCAGAAATACGGTGTCCAGCATTCGGCCCGCCTCTCTCGCTCCGAGGTAGATTTTAGTATGGGCCTCATTCTCATACAACTTGACCTGTAGGGCTCCAGGTACATCTCCTGGGGTGCAATAAATGTCAATATAGTTGGTGTGGCATTGGGCGTTGTCATCGAAATGGTTTCCCAGATAACGAGAGGAAACGAAGGTGCAGCTGATGGTGGAACCTTTGGCCAGGACAACACCGTCATAGTAACCAGTAATATCCTCTGAGCCTCCCGTCTGGACGCTCTGGAGCAAACGGAGTCTAACATGGTCGGTATTGGCTGGGGCTGTTTTGTTCAAAATTTGTTTGTGGACGAAATCCGAATCCGTAACCCCTCCAGCCTCGTTGAGGGCGTTGTCCGTGATGGTGGCATTGGAAGAATTCTCGAAAATGAGGTGAGCATTTAAGGCATCGGACTTACTAGCCGTTACACTGTTTTCCGTGATTTTACGCCAGTATCCCAGGGACACCACATCGCCCTCGGCAAAGGTGCCCGCTGGAGTCCGTTGGCTCCACCCTGCCGAGTTCCCGCCGTTGGTGTCGATTTTGCCCGAGGCCAATCCGAACTTGGCCAGGGTCGTGTCCCTTGTCGATGTCCCCTGGGGACACCAGTCGGCCTTCGGCGTCCCAGCGATTTCAAAGCTGGGGTCTTTGACATAGTTTTCCACCTCGATGGCCGTACCCTCGGCGAACGGTTTGCAGGTCAGGGTGAGGATACCTATGACATGGGTAGCAACGGTCAGGGCTGGGCCCTGGCTCTCTGCCCCCTGGTCGAATACCCCATCCAGAACCTGGAAGTTGTATTGTGTCCCACTGCCTCGCTTGTACTGAAGCTCCATCCTGGAGCCTGCCCCGAACTGCTCATATTCCCTGGCAAGGCGGAGCATCTTCTGGACGTTTTTGAAACTGGTTTCGAGGGATGTACTGCTCCCGTCCATGACAATCTCCATCGTCACGGTGCGGTTGCTAAAAGTCCTGGCAATCATACCCTGGCCATCACGGGAAAGGTTGGGCCCCGACATAGACCGCAGCGGTGCAGGCGGCGGGAACCGTAGTGTCCGAGTTCTGACAGTCAGGACACTGCCATCGTTGAGCGCCAGCGTAGTGGTGCCATCCGTTAATGTGACCGTAGTAGCCATCAGCCTTTATCCACCATTTTGTTCAGCGTCACTGGTAACTTTCCCTATTGCGTCTGCAACAGTTTTACCATCAAGCTCAACCTTGACAATTATTGTTTGACCCGTCCGTCTTTCCAGCTCTTGTAGACTGATTCCCAGATGTGCGGCCTGTGCCTCCCAGGACGCCAGCATGGTGGCTGCTCGTTCTTTCTCTCGCGTCTCCAGCCATGCCTTGCCCGCCTCGGTCATCTCGGCTGCGCCTGGGTCGCCTGGCTGGTGCATCAACTGAATTTGAGTCCCAAACGGTTTGAACAATCCGCCAGGGCCACCGCCGAATCCGGTCGGGTCAAGGTCGAGCCGTGGGTCATCCAGTTGCTCGGCCAGTGCCTTGAAGGACTGGGTAAGAGTGTCAACTGTGACGGCTGCCTCTTCCGCCCCTTGATTTACCCTAAATATCCCACTGCGGAAGGCATCCAGCATCTCAGGTATTGTCATCCGTTGAGCGGTGAAGTCTGCAAACGCCTCGGCCCCGCCGACAAACCCCTCGGCCAGTATTTTAACCTGCCGCAGCAAGTGGTCTTCCATCCGATTCCCAACCACGCCCATGGCTAATTCCCAGTTTCCCGTCTCACTGACCAACTTCCCCACTTCCTCTTTGAATGTCCTGGTTGGGATTAGCAGTTCCTTGAAGACGTTTGTCATATCTATATACCGCTGAACCCCAGCATCCTGGACTCCTGGGAGGAGCGTCCGTTCAAATCCAAGGGCTCCCTGTACAACGGGCATTGGTAGCCTGCGTTGAATGACTGGCGGCCGTTCCAGGAGGTCCCAGAGGTTGCCGATATTCTCGCCCGCTCTGTCAGCCTCATCCCGTAATGTCTGGAGCCAGACCGTAGTGTCATCGAGTGATACCTCGGCCACTCCCTGCATACTGGTTTCCAGGCCGTCGAATTGGGCGGCAGAATCCTCGGCCGCCTTTGCCAAACTTTCCGCCATAGTCTTGGCGAGTTTGTCCATCGCTACCTGGTTTTTCTCGGCCTGTTCGGTCATATCCATAATGGAAGTCATCGCACCCTTAATGCTCGTCGTCCAGCCCTTAACGATTTCTATCGGGTTAGTTTCGCCGCCAGTAAGTGCACCCCATAGCATTTGAAGAGCTACCGCAGTGGCTACAGCCCCCGCAGCTACTAGCCCTATATTCCAACCGAACGCTGCAATCATCCCTACAGCTGACGCTATGCTGGCCGCACTCAGTGCCCCCATTGCACCCGCTAAGGCCGTGAAGCCCGCAATGGCCGCAGGCAGCATGGAAATAGCTATAGCCAATGGCCCAAGGAAGAGCGAGAACCCTGCGGATACCATGAAGATAGTTCCACCGACTGCCAGTAATTTCGGATTAAGTTTGCCGAGGATGTCGAACATACGAGTCAACAGGATGACCGAGGGTATCAATACGGGCATAACAGCCCGCCCCAGGGCCTCCCCGAAATCTCCCCAGGTATTGGTCAGTTGTTTAAGCGGGTCACGGTTGGCCTCGGCGGCTCCGCCGAATTTCTCCAGCAACAGGTTAATCAGTCCCTGGGATGTAATGCCCTTCTCGACCACGATGCCATAACGACTGAAGAGTTCAATGTTGCCAGAGAGTCCCCGTCCTACGAGGTTGGTTGCTCCAGCGAGGTCTATCTGGAGGGCGGTGCTTAAATCTAGCAGGGCGGGCAGAGCCTTCAGGCTGGCCTCATAATCACCAGAGAGGGCGACCATCTGGCCGAGGGCCCGCATCTGTACCTCGTCGCCATAGTTCGTCTTGGCCTGGAGCGCCGCCGTTGTAGCCTCAATCTCTTTTCTAACACTGGCGAAAGCGATGCCGCCTTTTTCGATGGCATTCCCCAGAACTGCCATGGCCTTTTCCTGTTCCAGTGCGGCCTGGGTAAACTTCACCGCAGCGAATATGCCCGCCGCTCCGAACGCCGACATGGCAACCCTAGCCATCCGTATCGTTCCCGAAAACTTCTTGACGGTATCCTGAAGTCCAGTAATCGCCGTTTCGGCCTGGCGGGTGTTAGCCGTTATTTTAATTTTAACTTCGTTAGCCATTCATCCTCTTACGCCCAGCGTCCCAGTTGCTGAAGTCCATCCCGTCGTAGACCATCGACTCGTCTACAGGAGCCGAGGTCCCTGTTCCTCCCTGCTCTGTATCATACTGAAGCAGGTTGCCCATCAGTAACATTTCGTGGGCGTCCTCGTTCATAAGCGCCGAGGGGAGGCATCCGTACCGCTGGCATAACCTGTCAATTAACTGAGCCCTGGTAAACTGCCAGGGGGCGTCTCCGATTCTGGGATTAAAATGCGCCCATTGCTGGAGCTCTTTGCTAAAGGGTCGGGTACTTGTCCCAAAGCCTGCATGGTCTGGGTCATTATGGCCCTGGCGAATTCCATCGGAACTCGCTCCAGCCCGTCGGGCTGTGTAGGTATGGGAGTCCCGTCATCCTCCTCTAGGTTCCACTCTAGCAGGGCGATTTTGTTGAATACCTTCATCAACTCTCGGAGCCGCCCAGTATCGGCCTTATCGCTTAGTGCCTGCATATCGAGGACCAGCCCGAACGGGATGCTCAAGTTCACCCTGACCTCTGCGTCATCCCAGTCGCCCTCAAACTGGAAGAGGGCCGTGTTTAATCGCTTAGGGATACGAAACCCTTGTTTCATCGTTAATGCACCTCTCTGTTTATTGTGGGCCGTACTAGCTCCATGTGGGGTCTGAGCCGCTCTGGAGTTCCGCAGGTACAGTCCAGGTCAGCGACCCATCTGCGCCACGGGCCAACGAGTAATCTGTGAGCAGCGCTTCCACAGCCAGGGTCTGGCCGCTGGCCGCATAGCTGTAAGTCCTGGTGACGCTCGTTGATGGTATGGTCTTGAATACAGCATGGCTCAGGTTGGAGGCGTCGTTGAAGACACCGTTGGCCGTTGCCTGAAAATCCCCAAGGAGGAGCAGCTTTTCCATGGAAGTCTTGTCGGCTCCTGTTATGTCCATGGTGTTCCTCGGCGTTGCTATGGTGCCGTTGGTGTAGCAATTAGAAATTGTCCTTGCGGCGCCTGCCGAATCGTCTACGATTAACGCTATGACGGGTGCTTCTTTCGCCATGATGTTGCCTCCTGGTTAGTTTGTTAGTCCCCGTTCTCGTTGATGTCTGAATGTCGCCTCGTTCATCTGGTCACGCCAATCCTCCCAGTCCTGGGCATTGCGCTCGGCGACCTGGGCGAAACCCTGGTTAACCACGCTGCGGCCCTGGTGGATATAGTGAGGAGCCAACGGGCTGCCCTGTACCCTGAACAACCACGGGCCCCGCTCCAATTTTTTCCAGTGCTCCCTGAAGCATTGCTGGCCGCCTTCAAAACGAAACGTAATAAACCCGTCTGGCCTCTGCTCCTCGGTGAACCGTCGGCCGCTCATGTAACGGATATACCCGACCTGCCTGGAACCGAGTTCTGGGTCGTTGCCGTCTATAGTCATATCCCACCCCTCAGCCCAGAAGCGGCACATGGCCTCCTCGCAACCCGCTGGGCGCATATGCGTTTCCTTCGGCGTGGCAATCTGCCACTGGTCATGAGTAGCCCCAGCGCTGGTTCGGATGACGGGCCTGGGTAAGATGATGTTAGCCATTAGTAGGCCGTGTCATCCTGGGCCGTTCCTCTCCGTAGCCCTACGCTCAGGGAGACATTGACGCCCGTATTCTGGAGGACTCGCAGGTAGCGCCTGACGGTGCCGCTCTTGGTCACCCGCTCGGCCGCTGGCTCCGCCCCAGTGCTGACAACTGAAAACGTCAGAATTGTCGCAAAGCTACAGCCATCCGCCGAGTCCTGGACGAATATTGCTGAGTTAGCCCCGCTCGTAATGTTATGGAGTTGGAGCTGGGCCATAGCCCCAGCTGATGTCGCCGCTCCACTGTCCACGGTGGCGCTCACTGAGCCTGCGCCAAATGCCCCGCAGGTGCCCGCTGGAACCGAGGACAGGATTTCGCCCCACTCTGGAGGGACACAATTAGTCTCGACCCTGGTAACTCCCGTCATGGAACCATCGGAGCCCTTAGTCCAGTCGTAGTTGACCTGTTTGGCGCTCCACATCTGCACGGGGTCTCCTCTGCTATTGCCCATCAGCCACATCAGGAGGACGTCGGTTCTGGGCAATCCCTTCAGAGCCGCATGGATTTGTTCGCTGGCATCGTTGAAATAATGGCCGAATTCCAGGAGCCCATCAGCACGGGTCATAACCCGTTCAACCGAGGTAGAATTGATACCAGTGACTGGAACCGTAGTCCTGGGGCTGGCCGAGTTGTTAATGGTCCCGACATCCCCAGTGGTGTCATTGCCGCCGATAAATAACTCTTGACTTAACCCTGAGCCTTTAGGCATCTATAGCCTCCAGTAACCCATCTGCAACCATACCCGCTACCGACGAGTCGGCCATCTCGGGCGGCTTCTCAAACGTCTGGCCCTCAGTCCATGATAGCTCGCCGCTCCTGTTGCTGATGATAATCGTCCCCTTGGGGAGCCCCCTGGGATTAAGGACTTTATATTGTGTTGCCATATCTCCTCCTATGCCGTAACGGTTGCCGAGTCGTCCACGATAAACGGCAGCGCCATCTCGGCCACCCTGTAAGCTGTCTGATTGATTACAATATGCCCCCAGCGAATCGTCACCGAGGCACCCTCCATCCCCGCAACATCCAGGGACATCACCGTCCCCTCGGCATCGGCGTCGCCCTCCAGGTTGCTCAGGATGTCCGCGGCAGCGATTGCCAGGGACTGCTCGGTTTCGATGCTAGGTTGATTCAGCCAGGGCTTGAGTAGCCGCAGCTGGATTGTATGCGTCTCCCTGGTGCCGCCGTCCCCGAAGATTAGGTTGGTGGCCATGGAGGTCATCTGGATACTGGCGGCTATGCTCTCGGTTAGTGGCGGCTGGGAGTAGTCGCCAATCTGCGCCATGTCTACATGGGCCGAACTGTTAACGTGCGACAATACCGCCTCTAGTGTTCCCTTCACATTAAATGCCATCAGTCTATTTTGGCCTTCAGCCGTTTAACGTGCCGTTGAAGGATGTTGCTGGCTTCCTTCTCAAGTTGGTCAGCCGTCTTGCGGAACGAGGCGTAACCCTTGAAGCTAGTCCTCGGAGCGTTTCGGCTACCCGTTCCCTCAAGCCAGGGGCCATACACGACCTCGTTGTCATGTATCAGCCCCGACAGGTTGTCGGTAATGCCCTCGATATTGCGGAGGTAATTACCCGTGGACGCCTGGCCAGGTGCGGCCTCTGCGGTTGATAAGAAAACGCCCGCTGGGCCCCGTCTCAATTTCTGGTGGAGTAATTGCTCACCGCGTTCTACCAGTTCCGTGACAGCATCCTCCACCGCCCTCCTCATAGTATGGCCCACCTTGGACTCGAAAATAGGGCCCGTTGCTTCAGCCTGTATTTGGAGGGTCATATCGCACCCGTGAGCCGTCGGCGGTAATATCCCAGCGTGTCCATGCGGAGTTCGGCCAGCCCCTTCCCCGTCAGGTCTTGCGGGTTATCTGCACCGCCAATGGTGCGACCGTATCCAGCCCGCTCCTGGTGCAGCCCTGAAAGTACTTCGGCCTGGCATAAATCCTGGATGCTGTATTCGGGTTGATATTTTGAGATGGCGGTTGCGTTAGCATGGGTGGCGGCCGTGGTGCCATTAACGCCCCGCTCGATGTTTAGAGTTCGGGATATATGAACCGCCGTGTCGTCGGTATGGCTGGCCAGTACAGACCCGTCAAACGCTCGGATGACGGTCAGGTCATTGGTTGCCACCGACACCACCAGCATCCGCTCTGAGTCCAGGCGGATTATCTCACCTGCTACGACACCGTGGGAGCCGTCCAGGGTGATAGTTACCACCGACTGAGTAGCGGCGATATTGCCGCCCATATTAACAAGGACGCTGCCCAGGGCGGCGAAGGACCGCTCCTTAACAAATATCATCTCGCTTTCGATTAGCAGGCTATTCCCTACATCTATGAGCGAGGCATCAGAGCAGACCATGGTCGAGGCCGCAGCGTCGGAGGATAGCCCGCTGGCAACAGTCCCAGCGCTTATGGTTTCCTCGGAGTATCCCCAGCGGCCCAGGACGCTGATGCTCCGTTGAGGAGTATCGCCAGCGCTGAAGCTCGCCGTGGAGGAGCGGTCAATCTCGATGCGGTCATATGGCGGGTCGCCGTTGGGTTCCTCGAAATAATCGCTGGAGCTGATTGTGGTCGGCGAACTATTCTGGGCCTCGGACTTGAGGGTGGTGGTTGCTAGTAGATACTGAGGGAGCCAGAGCGTAATAGCAGAGCCGCCCCGTAGAGATGGCAGCCTCTTCGGCCATTCAAGGAGGCGGGTTTCCGTTTTGGGGAGGAACCAGGTCCGTGTCCAGTTGTCTATCTGGCGAGACTTCGCCTCGATTATACGGTCAATCTGCGGGTGCAGACTGGCCCCTGCCGTAGCATGGATGCCGCCAGCGTATTTAATCCGCTCTCGTGTTGTGTACCAATTTGCCAAAGACTTCCTCCGTGCATTCTGGAGGGCCAAAGGCCCTATTGATTTGTCTGAGTCGCCTCCTAGTTAGGCCACCTGTAATTACCCATGGGGCAATTCCTCACCCCGTCGCCCCGTATGTCGAGGAGCTCGCCGTCTATCGGGCAACTGACGGGCGGCTGCCCACTGACCAGGGATTGCTCCGCCCTGTTCTCCTGACGAATCGCTGCCAGCTGTTGCCAGCTCATTGGTCACCGAATCGGACAACGCCCCGCTCATCCACCCTGGCCTCGCCATCATGGAAGACATGGGTGCCGCCGTCCATCCAGGACAAGTTCAGCATCCCTCGGTATCCGTTGGTAATAAATAATTCGCTCGTCTTTTCGTCCCTTAGCCTCCAGGCTCGGAACTGCCGAAAATAGCACATCCGCCAATGGCTCTCCCTGCCCTGGGGGAAATTGCGCCAGGTTGAATC